CATCCGCGAAGCGGTCGACCGGGAACGCGAGGCCTCTCCCTCTGCCTTCATGCGATCCATGTGGACGGCCGACAGCGCCGACACGCAATGGGGCGGCGCGGCCCCGGTGCTGAGAATGGTCGCGCTCTTTGCCGCGATCATCCTGATTTCAAACCTGATCTTCCGGATCGTCCTGCCCGACCTCGACCTGACCGAGATGATCCCCTTTGCCATAGGCTCGGCTGTGGTTGCGGCGGTAATCACCCTCCGCTCGGTCCGCCGCTGGCGCCACCGGCCATCGCCCGCCGGACTGGTCGTGCCGCTAATTTTCGCCACGATGGGCGCGTTCATCACCGGCCTGATGCCCGACGATGAAATCGACAAGGCGACAGGCTTTCGCGCCGAAGACCTGACCGCCATGCTGCGCCCCGCGACCCCCGTCACCGCCAGCCCGGCGCCGCAGTCGCAGCCCGCCCCGACCACGGTTCCGACGACGCGTCCGACCTCTGGTCCGTCAACCGTCCCGCAGGCCGAACCCACGCGTCAGGCGCCGCCTATTCCCATGCCCCCGGCAGAAGAAGACCCCTCGGTGAGCGGAAGCCCTCCGCAACCGGCGCAGCAATCCCCTCGCAACACCGCAGGATCAGAGGACCCAACAGTCATCGCCACCCAATGCCGTCTGCGAATTTTCCAGGAGTGCGAAAACGCCTTCAGCGCCGATATCCCGAATTGGTACATTCTCCAACGCGTCACGACCGGCCTGCCGGCTGATCTATGCGACGACGGGTACTCTGCTATCAGCTATTCCGTCCCGACCGGGAACATCGTCTTTCATACTGATTTCCCAAACAACTTCCGGGACGAGGCTCGGGATATGATGCAACGGTTTGCCGCCGGCCTGCGTCGCGATTATCCCAATTGTGACGTGCCCGTTTGGTCGCGCGCGATGATGCAGATCATCCCGCCCAACAGCATCTATAACGTGCAGGAATGCACTGCCACGCCCCAACCCGGCACGATTGGCCCCAGTTACGTCTGCGTGAATTACTAGTAGGGTGGGTTTCCAACCCACCACCCTACCCCGCATCCCCTTCGCCAAACTCCAGCCAACGACGCTCTTCCACGCTCAGGGCTGCGTCCATCACCGCGTCATACCCTGCCAGTTCCGCCGCGCTCAGCACGCCGTCCCACTGGCCATTCGTCCCTTTGTGGAAGAAATCCGCATCACTCACGAACGCCCCCTTCTGCGCCGCAGGCACAAAACGTTCGGCATTCTGCTTCATGTTGTCGAAGGTCGCCGCCTCGACCAGTTGGGCCATCAGATCATCGGGATAGGACACGCCCAGCAGCCCGGCCACCCGCGCAAACGTCCCGGCCAGATTGCGCCGCATCTCCGCGTAATGAAACATCGCCACATTGGGCCGGTCCGCGACCTGCAGCGCCGCCCGGTAATGTCGCAGGATATGCGCCAGCGTCAGCGCATCCATGTCGAACCCCTCGGGCCCGCCATCCAGAAACCGCCGGAACGTCACACCATCCGGATCATCGTCGGGATACCAGTGATTAAAGAACGGCATCGGCACGTTACGCACATGTTTTCGAAAGGAAAAATGCGCATCCAGCGGGTGCCGGGACACGCAGATATACTGCGCCCGCCCCTCCAGCGGCAGCCCGTCCATCGGGGTATGAGACTTCACGCTCCGCCGCCCCTGCATCCCCTCAAGATGCGCCGCCACATCGGCAATTTCGCGAAACCGGATATCGACCCAAGGCATGTTCTGCGACAGCGCCGGCTCCACCTCCGGATCACCCGAAAGCAAAAGCGCGACGATCACCTGCATCCATGTCGTGCCGGATTTCGGCGGCGTGACAACGATCACATCATCCGCCCGGATCGTCACATGATCCCAGCGGCGATTGTCGGTCAAAGCGCCCAGATAAAGCTTACGCTCCGGGGTCATCACGACCCGTAGGGTGGGTTTGCAACCCACCACACCTGCACAGGCTTAGCCAACCGTCGCTTCACCGCCAAACAGGTGATCCATCATCATCGACGGCTGATCGCACCCTGCCTCACCCACGACTTTCGCAGGGACACCTGCCACGGTCTTGCAAGGCTCAACATCGTGCAGAACGACCGATCCGGCCGCGATCCGGCAGCAATGCCCAATATGGATATTGCCCAGCACCTTCGCGCCTGCCCCGATCAACACACCATCGCCGATCTTCGGGTGGCGGTCGTCGTCTTCCTTGCCCGTGCCACCCAGCGTCACCGAATGCAGCATCGACACGTTGTTGCCGACCACGGCGGTTTCGCCGATCACAATGGAATGGGCGTGGTCGATCATGATCCCCTGCCCGATACGGGCGGCCGGGTGAATGTCGATGCCAAACACCTCAGACGATCGCATCTGGAAGAAATACGACAGGTCGCGCCGCCCCTCCATCCACAGCCAATGGGCCACGCGATAGGCCTGCACGGCCTGAAAGCCCTTGAAATACAACATGGGCTGGATGAACCGATGGCAGGCCGGGTCACGTTCATAGGTCGCGACGATATCTGCGCGCGCGGCATTGGCCAGCGTCTGGTCCGAGGCATAGGCTTCGTCACAGATCTCGCGCAGAAGCTGCTCGGACATTTCCGAGTTCGCCAGCTTCATGGCGATGCGATAGGCCAGCGCGTTTTCAATCGACGGATGGTGCAGCAGGGCCGAGTGGATCTGCCCCCCCAGCAGCGGCTCATCCCGGATCGCCTGTTCGGCTTCTGTCGTCATCCGGTCCCAGACCGGATCGACTGCGGTGACCTTGGGCTGCCGTTTTGCCATGGCGCGTCCTTTCACGTTTCGGCCTTAAGTGTAGCAGATAGAGGTGTGATCCGAAAACGCAATGGTGTGATCCTGCTCATCACGGGGTTAAATGCCGTGGCGAGTCCGTCGAGGCACATCGAGTGAGTCCATGAACGGGTCCGTGCAAAGCAAGTTTTTCATAAGCGATAAGAGACGCGCCCGACCCAGGGATGGCGCGTCGCTCCGCCTGTGGACGACGCTTTATCTCGTAATCATTTAGCTATGTCTGTGCGGCGAGTGACGTCACCAATGCGCCCTCCCGGGGGGAGGGTCGGGCGCGTCTCGGGCTGGTCGCCCGAGACAGAGACGAGTTCCATAGCGCCTCTCAAGCTATCGATGTTCACTGGCCCGCAAAATGTAACCAGCCCGCCCTATCCGCCGGACGGGACATTTGAGGGGCCAAGCGCCCAATCTGTCACAACGCCACCACCCCAACAGCCCCCGCCCCATACAGCGCAGACACCTGCGCCACCTCAACCCGGCGCCCGGCAACACCCCCGTCGGCCACCTGATCCGCCGCTGAATAGACCCACTCGGGCGAAGAAACCGTCACCTCTCGCACCAACTGCCCTGCCTGCATGACGCGCACCCGGTAGGCCTCGGCCTCCTCTCCCAAGGGCACCTCGGTCCCCTCCCAGCCGTCGCCACCGATCCGCGTCCGCCGCACCCAGGTCACGGCCAGATCGCCGCCCTGATCCGACACCCGAAGATGCACCGGCGCGTAGGGCCGCAACCCGATGCCAGCGAACGCATGCACCTGATGCTCATAACTCGCATCCGTATAATCCCGCCGCGCAGGACCAATCCGATAGTGCCTAGACAACAGCCGTTGCGCAGGCGTCAGGCCGATTTGTTCCGGCCCGCCGTCCATCGCCACGACATAGGACCCAACGGGCCAAACCGCAGGCATATCCGCATCCGTCCCCAACTGCCCGCGCAACCGATGCGACAGCAAAAACAGCCCGTCGCCCCCCGGCACGGCGTCGCGAAACTGAAACAGCTCCCACCCGTCCGGAGAGCCATCGCCAATCGCCATCAGGTTCTTGCCCGACAGCAACCCGTCGTCCCCCACCGACACGGCAGAGCCAGAGGTCAACCGCACCGCCAACGCCTCCCCCCGGTCCACACGGCCCGGCGCAGCGCGCAGCAAGGGCTGTTCGGTCACGCCGATCACCGACCGGCGATCCAGCACGCGGTCCAAACTGTAGTCCTCGTCCGAAGACGACCCGTAAACCGCCACCGTCCCCGGCCAGGGGGAGGCCGTCGCGGCGATATGCGGCGCATGGGGCACTTCGTCCCCGCGCATCAGGGGCAGGTCCAGAAACAACGGCAAAACAGGCACAGGAGGCACGAATTCGGCCTGTGAGGGCGTATCCTCGGCCACCGCAACGGGCGCATAGGCCTCCGCGTCGATGCGAACGGCCTCGACCAGTTGCGACACCCCACGCTCCACCCGGTCGATGCGGTAGGACCCGCCGTCGCCCGCCACGCGCACCACGTCACCCGCGCCCAGATCCATCCGGCTGGGAGGCAAAGCAAACCGCACCGTGTCCCGCGCGGCCAAGGCCTCGGCCAGCCAGCGTTCGGCGACCTGACGCCCCTCCCCGCGCAGCATCGACAGGTTCATCTCTTGACCCGTCACAACGTCGGCGTTGTCGCCCGGGCGCACCGCCTCTTCCGACGCGACGCCAAAATCCGCGCCCTGTTCGACGAATTGCACCCGGACGCGGCCCGCCATCTCGGCCTCGGCCGCGCGCACCTCCTCGAACACCTCGTCGCCTTTGACCACGGCCATGGCATCCTCGGACACCTCGGCATCCACGGCCCCGTCCCGCATGACGAAGCGCAACACACCGTCCCGGTCCACCGCGTCAAACCCATAGCGCAGCATCAGGGGCTGCAACGCCTGCCGCCCCGTGCCGACCGTCTGGTCTGCATAGCCCCAGACCACGCCGCGCAGGTCCGACACATCCACCGGACCGACGCCGCAACCATCACAAATCTCGGCCACCACACCCGCCAAGGACCGGGCCGAGGCGCGGCCATTGACCCAATGCCCCCGCGCATAATTCGCCCCGTCGGACCAGACAGACCGGTTGTTCGGAAACCAAGGGTAAGGCCGCGCGTCCCACGCCCAGACATGCGCGCGGTCCATATCCACCATGGGCGCGCCATAGACCGCCGACACCGGGTTATGCGCCGCATTCCCCCAATAGGACAACATCGCCCGCAGGTACTGCATCGCCATCACGTCATCGCGCTGGCCGGTCGAATAATAGGGCAGAGCAGACTCCGACGACTTCGGATCGACGAACTTGTTGGGCTGGTTCGCCCCCTTGTCGACCGCCGCACAGCCCAGTTCGGTGAACCAGATGGGTTTTGACTGCGGCTCCCACGCTGTCGGCTCTGCCTGCCGCACACCCCCGATGCGTTCGTAATGCGCATGGGTCCAGAACGACCGGATATCCTTCAGCCGCCAAATCCACGGCTCGCCCTCTCCATCCGTGATGGGCGTGCGGATCTGAGCATCCCGCGCCTGATCGGAGTGGTAGTAGTACTCAAAAAGCTCTCCACCCTCGATCTGGGACCTTAGGTAGTCGAGGTTATGGACCGACCCCCAATCGGCATCCAGATGATCCTCGCCCTCGCGCCAATCAGCAATCGGCAGGTAATTGTCGATCCCGATGAAATCGATATTGGCGGACGCCCAGAGCGCATCCAGATGAAACCGCCGATCCGCCGTGCCCACGGGCGTGAAGCCCGCGTATTCCGTCCAATCCGCCGCATATCCGATCTTGACCTCTGGCCCCAGGATCGCGCGCACCTGTGCCGCCAATTGGATCAACGCCTGCACGGCGGGAAAGCCCAGATCATCCCGGATCTGCGTCAGCTGCACCATTTCGGACCCGATGCAGAAACTGTCCACCCCGCCCGCCGCCTTGCACAAAGCCGCCTGATGCAGAATGAACCGTCTGTAGCCCCAGTCATTTGGGCCGAAATAGCTGACCGTGCCATCGCCGATCGAAAAATCCCCCGCGCTGACCTGACCGAAGAACCCCGCCACGTCGAACCCGGCCTGCGCGGTGCCATCGGTTGATACAGCCGTCCCCGGCGCGCCGTCCAGCGTGATCCGCCCGCGCCATGGCAGCGCGGCTTGTTCCGCACCACCATAAGGGTCCGGCAAGCCGTTCCCCGCCATCTGCGTCATCAGGATGAACGGGTAATACATGACCTTTTGGCCACGGGCTTTCATGTCCCGGATCGCCTCGATCACCGAGGCGTCGCAGGGTGTCCCGCCATAGACGGGCCGGTCGCCGTCCTGCGGCACCACCCCCGCCGTCGCTCGCGTCAGCCCCGACACGGACCACGGCATCACGTCGCCGTCGCGGTCCTTGCGTTCCACCAAGGGCCGGACCCTACAGGACCCACAGCGCAAGTCATCCCCGAACCACGACACCACAAGCGAAACATGATCGCAGCCCGGCAATTCCACCGCCATCTGGTCCAGCGAGGTCGGCAAATCCGCCTTGCCGCTTGGCGAATGCACATTTGCCATCTGCACCTGCCCCGCCCCGTGGCGGAAGGCCACCTGAGACGTCGCCAGCGCATATTCCCCGCTGCCCGGGATCATCGCCACGGCGCGGACCGCATGGGCCGGATCGTCCGGCGCGATCTCCTCTGGCGCGGGGCGGACGACCTCGAACGCGAACTGCGGCACGCGGTTGTGCCATTGGTCCAGGCTCAGGTCTTCGATCACCACGTAAGCTGTGCCGCGATAGGCGGGCACCGCGCCCGCCCCTTCGACCGCTTCGATAACCGAATCCGGCAATTGATCTTTTGATCCCGGATAAACGCGCATATTCAATTGGTTGGTCGGCACCTCGACCCCGTCCGACCAGACGCGGCCGACGCCCGAAATCTCGCCTTCACACAGGGCAATCGCCACCGACACGCGGTAGGAATAGTTGCGCACCACGGGCTGACGCGGCGCGCCTTTGCCGCCGCCGCCCGATTGGGTCACCACCTCGGTGAACCGCGAGGCCCAGATGACGTGACCCGGAACCTTCATTCTGCCGTAAACCCTTGCAATCGCGTCCCCTTCGCCCGCGTTCATGATCCGCAAGCGATCCACGCGACCCGTTTCCACAGGCGCTGATCCCTGCCCCAAGACGCGGTTGTCGATGGCGCGGCCGATGACCGCGCCCACGAAACGCCCCGCCACGACCGAGGACAGCCCGAAGACCATCCCGCCAAGCGATCCGCCGATGGCCGCACCGGCGGCAGAAAGAAGAAGGGTTGCCATGGGTCAGACCTCCGGAAAAGTGAACCGCGCCACGATGCGCCGCGCCCAGGGGGTGCTGAGCGCGCTTTGCACGACCCCGTGGCCGGAATAGGCGTGGATAAAGCTGGTGGGCGTGGCCGACACGCCCAGATGTTTCGCCACCGCCCCGTCGCGCATGCGGAACAGCAGGACCTGGCCGGGTTGCGGAATTTGAGCGGGCGTCAGATGCCGCAGCGCCGCCTGCCACAGGCGTTCGTCCCCCTGCGGTTCGGACCAGTCGAGCGTATAGGGCGGCACCGCCTCTGGCTCTGCCCCGTAAAGCTCCCGCCAGATGCCGCGCAGAAGGCCCAGACAATCGGTCCCCGCCCCCTTAACCGAGGCTTGGTGCAGATAGGGCGTGCCGATCCACGTGCGGGCAATCTCAACCACCCGGCTCATCTGCGGCTGCCGCCGTTGGTGCTGCCCGATTGGTCGGGGGTGATGGCCAGCCAGTCTTCGCCGGGAATGTCCGGGAAGCCCTGATAATTCAGCATGTTATTGAACTTGAAGCGGCAGGTTTCCATCCGTTTGTCACACCCTGCGGTCAGCCGGATCGTATCGCCGGGGGCCAAGGGCGCGCGTAGAGCCTGCCACAGATCGATCCTACGGGTCTCCCCCGTCACGTCCCGCTTGATGACGCCTGTCAGACCCTCTGCCGTCCCATCCAGAACAAGCAATCTGCCACGCGCAAACCACTCCGGCTCAAAATCCGGCAGCGGCGCGATGTGAACCGATGCGCCCTCCACCGAAACCACTGATGTTTCAACGAAATATCCCGGCGCCCCCAGATCGACACCACAGGTCGCATCACCCAGCACCGCCCCACAAGGTTTCTGATAGACCCGCCCGCGCGGCTGGTTCAGCCCCTCTGACAACCCGCGCAATTCCGCCGTAAAGGCCCCGCCGCCGCGCGTGATCTCTCCGATCGTGCCGCGAAACATCAACTGCCGCTGCGCCACGTCTTGCCAATTGACCAGCCAGGCGCGCACCTCGGCCCCGTCGAACCGGCCTGCGTCGATGTCGGCCTCGCGGATCGCGGCATCGGTCAACGCGCCGATGGCCTCGGAATTGTCGACCGCCAGCCCGGTGCCCTGTTGCAACGCCATGGCCGACAACCCGCTGTCGGCGCGGAAGGTGATGCCGTCGAACACCAGCGCCCGGTCGTGATCGGTGAACCCCATGACCACCCCGTCGCCGCGCGTGATCGCCCAGGCGTGGCAGGTGGTCGTCACACCGCTGGCCAGATGCGCGGAGAGGTTTTCGTTAAACCCGCTCACACCCGGATCTCCACCACCGGGACGTTCGGCATGTCGCCCGCCTGAAACGACGCGACCGAGGTCGCGATCCGGTCCGTGTCGAACCGCACGGGCACGTCAAATTCGAACCCCGCGGTCACCTCGGCCTCGTGCACCGGCGCGTCGTCCAGCGTGATGAGGCCCGTGGTCAGATCGACGGTATAGTCGGGGCCTTCCTGCAATTCGGCCCCGTTGGCGCCGATGCGCACGGTGCCCGCGACGGGTTTGGTGATCGTGCGGGTGGAATACTGCAATCCAGAACGGTAAGTCTTGGTCAGCTGGAACTGCGTCTGACTGCCGTCTCCGCGCCCAAGTAGCTGATCGGTATAGGCAATCTGAGCCGACGGCGCGCAGGATTTGTAGTCCGACCAATCCTTCCAGCGGAAACCGTAAAGCTGCCCCTGCCGCGCCTCGAAGAAGGCGAGCAGCGTTTCGATATCGTCGAGCGAGCGCATCGACACCCCTGCGTCATATCGGCGGCGGGATTGGGACCACGGGGCGTTGCGTTCCTCATAGCCGTTGGCGAGCGTTACGATTTCCGTGCGCCGTTCGGGGCCACCGGAGGAGCCGAAAGACAAGGCTGCGGGAAAGCGGGTGTCGTGGAAGGACATGGGTTTCTCCTGTGATTCAAATGCACGTAGGGCAGCGCCCGACCCGAGGGTGGCGCGATAGCGCCCGCCCTGGGGGGCGGGTCGGGCGCTGCCCGGCGTATCCGCCGGGCGGGACCTATGATCGACGTTGTCGTCACCTATTCCGCTGCCCCATGCTCAGCGCGCGGCTCATCTGCGCGGCGATCTGGGACCGGGACCGCGCGAAACTGTCGACATCGGGCGTCTGGATGTTCATCACCACGTTTACACCGCCCCCTCCGGACGTCCGCACCCCCAGCTTGCCGTCGGCGCCCCGTGTCAGCGGCATGATCGCCTCTGGCCCCGCTTCGCCCATCAGCCCGGTCGCCCCGCGCATCGGGAAACTCACCGGCCCGCGCACGACGCCGCCATCGGCAAATGGCATCACGCGGCCCTGCGACACGGCCCCGCCTTTCGCAAACGGCAGAACGTTCTGAAACAACCCGCCGACGCCCTGCGCGATCATGCCGCCGAAGTGGTTGGTCACAGGCTTCACGGCGGCGTTGTATGCAGACGAGATCACCGAATTCGCTACAATCCCAAGGGCATCCGACAGTTTCGCGCCATCCATCACGACCCCGTCCAGCGCGCGTTTCAACCCGCGCGACAGGCCGCGTTCCAGCGTCTGCACGTCCTTGCCCGTCTCGGTCAAAGCGACCCGCATGCGGCGTAACTCGCTATCAAACCCGGCGGCCATGCCAGCGGCGCCACCTAGCGAAACCTCCAAGGCATCGACCTGCGCCTGCAGATCGCCCATGCCGTCAAAATCTTCGATCATCTGTCACCTCCTATGACGTCCGGAAAGGCCGCCAGCATCTCGTCCAACCGGGCCCGACCCATTGCGGCCGGGGACGTTTCGCCCAGCATCAGGCGCAGTTCCGCCGGGGTCAGACGCCAGAACTCCGAGGGCTTCAGCCCCAGCCCCTGCACCCCAACCCGCAGCAAAGACGCCCAATCCAGACCGTTCATTCCGCCGTCTCTGGCATCGCAAAGGCGAGGCTCAGCAAACGCGCGGCGGCACGGGACGCGGCCATCGGTCCGCCCTCGATCTCTGCCTGCATCAGGTCCTCCGCCCGGCCCTGCCAGCCGCCACCGCGCAGGCCAGCAACAATCAGCGCCAGCACGTCGCGGGTGGAAAACCGAGCGTTCTCAAACCGTTCGACAAGGTCCATCAGCGACCCGGCCTGCATCCCGGCCTCTAGCTCGGCCAGAGCGCCTAGCGTCAGGCGCAAGACGTGAGGCCGCCCGTCGATGACCAGCGTCACTTCGCCCGCATAGGGATTGCCGCCGACTGTGGTCATGGCGCGATCCATCACAGCGCCGTAAAGTTCAGCGCC